GGGGAGCCCGTTTCGAGCCCTGAACTCTGCCAACGCTGTCTTCCCCTTCCGAGGGCGCGCGGCCAGTACCAATGCCTCAATATCGGAGGCCGCAATAAACACGGTTCCATTAGACGAGGAGCCCTTGAGTTCCGTGGTCCCGCCATCGTGCTCAAGTACGCCACTGACGGAGCGCTTATAGCTGAACCGCGCCTCAGCGACCTGGACCATCTTCTTCCAGTCCGCGTAGTCCCATCCGAGGACCTTGCTCACGGAATGGATTGACACGTAGCTCACGCCGCCAATGAGGAACTGCGCGTGGGCAATGCGCTTGAACCGCTCCTCGATAGTGCTGATGAAGGACTTGGAGAAGTCAGCGAGTTGCTTCTGCGCGCCGTCCTTCTTAGCAAACCCCAGGTCCCCCATGAGGCCCGCTGTGTCCAACTTTCCCAGCAGCGATGCCAGGGCCTTCAGTTCGTCTTGAGTGATCTGCATGTGTGGCTCCTTAGATGACGCCGAGGGCATCGCAAACTTGGTCGAGAAGGGCAATCGCCATCTCACGGGTGAACGGGGTTTCTTGGTCGTCAGCCTGGAGAGCCTTGAGGGCTAGGCCAATGATCTTCACTTGGCGCTCCATCGCTGCAACGTTGGTGCTGCGGGTGGCTTCCGCGTCAGGGCTGACACCGCGCATCGGGTCGGTCTTCTCCGCGAGGTTCGTCAGGCCCTCCACATCCATCCCGAACTTCTCGGCCTGCTTCTTCAGGTACTTCTTGGCGGTCTGCTGCTCTTGCCCTTCGCCCCGTTCGGCCATCGAGGCCAGCTTGTTGACCTTCTTGGCGGTCTCGATGGTGATTCGTTGGCGGGGGGCCGGGGAGGCTGAGAGGTCCAGTTCGGGGGCCGGTGCGGGGGTGTCTTTGGGCTCCTGCGCCTTTCGGATCAGCGTGGGGTGACTAATGCCGTCTTCAGATAATCTGACAACGGAGGTAGCGAACCACATGGCATCGGCGCGGGTCGTGCGGTCCATGTCAAAGCCCATCCCCACACACCACCTACCAAACGCTTGGTTACTGCTGTTCTCCCTACGGCCAACCAACAGGGCCTCTCCGACTTCCCTCCAGAGTTGCCGTTGTTCTGCTGCGGTTGCCTTAATGCGGCCCCAAGCGCGCTGGCCACGGGTCACTACTGCGGAGGTGAGGGGAATCAAATGCGCGCTAGCGCTGCTCGGGAGGGTGTTCATCGCGTTACTCGTTAAGGTTGGTTTGAACTTGCGAGAGGTGGGTTTTAGAGGCCACCACTCTATCAGAAACACATGCGCAAGTGGAACGCATCAGGCGAAAAAATACTCCGAGTGCATCACACCCTCCAAATCCAACGTGCCACACGGGGGCAACTCAGGGAGCTCCTTAGCCAACTCTGCAGGCAACTGATTGGCCAATTGCTGCTTGAAGTCGGCCAGCACTTCCTCGCTGTACTGGTCCACGAAGGCCCTGCGGAGCAGATTGCGGAGGTCTTCAGCGGCCCCAGCGTGGCTCCCGTAGCTGTCGTGAATCATTGCGAAGTCCGTAATTCCCGCATCCAGGCAGTAGGCCACCGTGCGCATCATGTGGGCCGCATCAAGCGAGTGGATGAAGTTCGGGGAGATGCCCGCAGACTGCTTACGACCATCCAGCTTGTCCCCCTCGTTCTTCAGCATGAGGCGGATGCGCTTGCCCGCCACATCGAAGTCCAAGCTCTTGCCAATCTGCTCACGGTAGCTCTGGAGCACCAGCAGGCCACTCGGGGTGGTCCACGAGACCGGGAGGGCGTTCGATGCTGCCACGCGCGCGGCCTCCTTCAGCCAGTCCATAGCTTGGTGAGCGGCCACCACTACCTTGCCAATGGCCTGATAGTTGGTGTTGGCGAGGTACTGGCAGTCCTTCAGGTCTGCTGTTACCTCCACGCCATCAGCCTTCATCTTCTGGAAGACGCCTTCGATTTGACCGCACATGCCCCGCTTGGTGGCTCCGTAAGGCGTGGTCATGGTGTTGGGCTTCGAGAGCTTGCGGGTCATCTTGCCTGCCCACTTCTGGCCCAACTCGATGCCTTCGTCAGCGTCAGCCTGCATGAGCATGTTGGCTGCCTTGGCGACTTCACTATAGATGTCGCTCGGGACATCACTGGGGACCAGACCAACCGCAGCGCCGCCCACTTCATCCCGAAGGAGCGCAGAGAAGTTCTGCAGGCCGTTGCAGGCGCCATCCCAGGAGCACGGAAGGTGGCTGATGAAGTCCTCCTGAGCCTTACCGAGGTCCGTGTGCATCGTGAGGGCCAGCCACTCGTAGCAGAAGGCGAGGAACATATACGGGCTATCTGCATCGGCCCACCAGCGGGAACCATCGAGGGGATTGATGGCGGCCTCAAGAATCTCGTCCTGATGGTCAATGACCCACTGCACCCGCTCATCGAAGGTCACCTTGTCAATCCCGAAGGTGTTGGCACCGTGGATGGCCAGCCAGCGCGCACCATTCTCGCCCAGTGCCTTCCCCTCAGCGAACACCAAGAGGGATTTGTCACTGTCGCTACCTTGCGGGTTAAGGAAAGTGGACACGGGATATGCGCGACCACGCCAATCCAGATTGTGAACGTAGTAGAAGGCTTCGATGTTCTCGAACTTCTCCGCCATCCACAGCTTGCTGGACATCGAGGCCCGCTTGGAGGCAGCCCGAATGTTCCCCTCATACACCTGTGCTGCCTGCTTCTTCCATGCCTTGAGCTCCTCCGGGTCCGGGGTTTCGAGGTCGAAGGTCTTCGCGGGCAGGGGCATCGGGTCACGATGGGGCAGCTTACCGAGGCGCCCACCGTTATCCCAGACCTCCTTCATGACATGCAGGACAGCCTTGTTGATGGCCCAGGGGGTGTCCTGGAGGGCATTGACGGCCTTGTAGACCATCGGCATGGAGACCTGCTTCAGGTCCTCCAGGTAGTTCCGGTTGCCGGTCTTGATGAGCGGAAAGCGCATCGGCTTGGTCAGGTAGCCACCACCGAACGGGCTAGTCCAGGGACGCGGACGGACCACCATAGGCATAGCCATAGGGGACATGAGGGCACACCGAGCGTGGCCATTAGCGAGCCACTTGGCGGTCTCTTCAGTGGGCACAACGATGTGCGGGGTATCGTTGACACCACGGACGAACTTCTGGACCTCCACGAGGCCCGTAGCTTCCTGGAAGAGGGAGATGAGCTGCATCCCGAGGCGCACCTTCTCAGCCTTGCCCCACTTAATCGGGACCAGCTTGGCGTACTTCTGCTGCACACGGAGAACGATGTGGCGATGGCGGTCATCGCGGGAGTTCTCAATCTTCTTCATGAGCTGACGATACAGAGCAGGCTCCTGCTTCTTGAGGTCGTCAAAGTTCAAACAATCCTCCAGACGATTGGCGATGTCACCAGCCACAGCACCCACCATAGACATGCTGGAGATGTGATTCATGACCACCTTAGCGGTCACGAAGGCCACCAGCTTGCGGTCTTGGAACTGGTCGAGGTAGCGGACCACACCCACGGAACGGCTCGCCTTACCTGACAGCCCTTCTTCGATGTACTTCTCGATGGCCACTGCGGTGGGCTCGATGGCTGCCTTAATCATCTGAAGACCGGGGGGCATCATGTCTTCCCCCTGCTTCAAGGCTTCGTTATAGCGCTTCATCCCGAGGCCAATGGCTTCCTCTTCGAGCTCCAGTTGGAGGGCGTTGAGGTCAACCGTAGCGGAGGTGTTCGTGGTCATGATGTGTTCCCTAAGTGGAAAGCTTCGGACAATAAAAATGCCTCCTGCGTCATTGCGCGGGAAGCGTTGAACTTACGTTTCGACTACAGGTATGACTATATCAGGAACGCATTGTTAAGTGGAACACATTCGAAGGAATTTTTGAGATGTAGCTGAGGGGAGCCGGTATGGATTACCTGAAGGGAAACTGAAGATGTCTTACTGGGTTCTCTTACGGTGATGCCACTACTAGGTCATCCCTTACAGGAATTATTTTGAGGGTGTGTATGTGTGTCTAAATCCTTGGTCACACACGTAAGGCATCAATCGTTTATCTATAGGGTAAATCTATAGTTTCTTCAAACTGATAAAAGTAATTTATAACTCATTGATTGCGTGGTCTTCCCACAATACGGAACTTATCCTAGTACTGACACTACTAGGATGACCAGTAACAGGATGGGCTGCGTTTAGTCTGCGAGAGGTGGGTTATAGCCACACAGGAGGGAAACTTTTGGAGACACAGCGGGGGAGATTAGCCACATCCACAGTCACAGGTATGCGCTAGTGGATGCAGCCGGTAGGAAAACTATCGTGTAACTGCCTGATTTGCCACGGATTTCAGTCGATGTACTGACATGCTCCTGATGGCGTTGCCGAGGACGACCTTTCCTCTACGGACGGTTCCTCTGTTGGTAAATGCTGTGTAAATTCAAAGACTTATGCTGCTCTTCACTTTCATCAGGAGATACCTTTTGGGGGTCATTTGGGGCTACTTTAGCCGCAGTTTTAGCCGCAACCGAAGGGGCATCAGCCGCAAGAATATCAGCAACCCCACGGAGCCCCGCAGCACTCACATGGATGTACTTCTGGGTGGTCTTGAGGGACTTGTGGCCTAGCATCTGTTGGATGAGGGGGGCCGATACGTTGGCATCAGCGAGCCGTGAGCCTACCGTATGGCGCAACGTGTGCATTACAAACTCCTTGTCCTCGGCGAATCCCATCTCCTCCCTGACCCACCTCCAAGCCCTCGTTGCCATAGTCTCTGAGAGCATCCCAAAGGGCTTCGCGAGATGGGCACGGGCTGCCAATACGCCAGCCACTCGGGGAGTCATGGGGACGCCACGGGGCTGCTTGTTCTTGGTGACCCACAGGACAATCTGGCGTTCGGTCAGGTTGAAATTGGCACGGGTGAGCGTGAGGGCTTCGTTCAGCCTCATGCCGGTGTCAGCCAGAACTCTGATGAGGTCCGCTACGTCCGCGTAGAGCTCCTTGGGGGACTTCTCAAGGCGCTCGATGGCCTCAGCCACCTCCTCAGAAGTGAAACGCCTCTGGCGTCCCTCTGCGACCTTGGAGCGCACGATGCGGGGCTTCACCAGCTTGTCATAGCCCCAGTTATCGATGGCCTCATTAAACAGGACCGAGAGCTGGGAGACACGCTGGTTGATGGTGCTTCCTGCCTTGCCCCCTTTGGCCATCTGCTCGATGAACTTGGTGATGGCCTCACGGTCGATTGTGGCCAGCTTCCGGTCAGTCCCAAAGTGCTCTTCGATGGCTCTGCGGTTCTTCTCGATGGTGCGGACATCCGGGCTATCCCGCCAGGGTTTGTATTCCCGCATGGCTTGCTTGTAGGCTTCCCCGATGGTAGGCCCATAGGTGGCTGCGGACTTCTTGGAGGCTCTATCCGCCACACCCGCGATGAGCTCGGCTACCCGCTTCTTCGCCTCTTTCTTATCCTTGGTGCGGAGGGACTTGCGAATCCGCTCTCCACCATCGTAGAAGTCGGAGTACCAGACCTTTCCGCGTAGTTCCAGGTTATCACTCATACCAATCCCCAAAGGTAAACGAAAAAGAGCCACCCGAAGGTGGCCCAGTTTGCTGCTGTCTCTCAGGCTTTAACGGCGGGCCTTGTCCTGACGAATCGTCCCAACTGCTCGTCAATTCTCTCTAACAGAGCCTTACCCTCATCGGTGAGGCTCACAATCTTCCTGCTGTAGTTGGTCGGGTCCTCTGCTGTGGTCACCAGCCCAAGCCCCTGACCCATTGCGCTATTACCTCTGCCCAATGCTGCGACACTTCTGGACATCACTGCTTGGCCCAGCCCGGTGGACTCCTGGAGTTCCTTCAGGCTGCGGCCAGGGTTCGCTGCAATCTCTGCGAACACCACTACCATATTCGGCGGTACATCCTGCTTCTCCATCTTCTCAGCACAGAGATGACGGAAGATTTGTAGGACTTCTGCTGCTACGTGTAGAGCGGTGGTGCTGCTCATCTGGTGCTACTCCCCATTTTGTTTTAGTCAACTGCGGCTAATGACCAACAGCCACTTCCGCAGAATAAGTACTTCCAGACCCCCGGTGTCTTCATCGCGTATCGACTCCAACATCGCGGGCTTGCGCCCATTCCGCTCTACATAGTCGCGGCAGAAGTGGATGTCAAAACCTGCAAGTGACAGCAGCATACAACAGTTCCTCGTTGGGACAAAATGACTAAGTGGATGACTTGTCGTTATTTGTTAAAACTTGTAACAGCTCTTGCCCGAAGGCATGGAACGCATCATAGGGCTCGATTGCTCACACCTTACGATGAGTTTCTTCTATGTAATCTCCCATATACATAGCGTTGACAAGCGGTGGACACATGGGCTCTGGCCAAGCCCTCAAGTTATTACAGAAGATGCCGAGCCTGTACATTTTCACAGTACTTTTGCCCCGCATTAGATCAATTCTCGTAAAAATCTGAAGGAAAGCTCCAGACATCTTGGGCCTTTCTTCAGACTTTTGAGGGGATACATACAGACTCCCCCTGTTGTAAGCGTGCAACTAATACCTCACTGGGCCTTAACAGACTAATCTACTCGGGTAACTCTTACCCACCCCTGGGCCGTAACAACTTGAATCATGCGCACCCCTGGGCCTAACCGGGTTTCACCTAGCTGGGCCCTATCAGACTGGCTGAAGTTGAGCAGGCAGGCGGCCATGTGCGCCACTGCGAAGGCATCGCGCTTGACCCGGAACTTGATGGAGCATCGGTAGCCCCTGGTTGCTTGTGCTTCTATCAGGTACGGCATAGGAATACCTCTAGGAACGATTTAGAGGCCCGTGGTGCCTCTGGTTGACATTCCCTAGTGGAATGCTAGGGGTAAACTGAAGGAAGCCCACAGAGGGCTTCATATGGGAACCTTGGGTTTCGTGCGCTTGGTCACGGCTTGGCCCCGTCATCGGCTAGGATTGCCTCTCCAGCATCAATAGCGGCATCGAGGCGCTCAATCGCCTCCCGGTTCGTTTCCCAGAAATACACCCCGCTAACGTTGAATCCCTCAGCCCGTGCTGACATCTCCTGCGCTGCTACGACCAACCTGCCCAGCACCGTATAGACATCTTCGGGTTGTTCCGTGGGCGCATAAGGCGCACTGAAAGGGTGATGAGATGTCATCGCTTAGCCCCCAACAGGGGCCGCACGGAGTCCACGAGAATAGCCAGGGTTGCCGCGAGGCCCACACAGCAGAGAATCGCTAGGATTGAATAGAAGAACAGTTGGATTGAATCGAACATGGTTAGATGACCCCCAGTGCGCGGAGCTCATCAGCGTTCAGGTTGTCAATCCCGAACTCCTCTACAGTCTCGCCACAGTTGTAAACATCGCCCGAGACATCCTCGATGAGGAGACAGCCGTCTGTATCAATTCCAATGACCTGCATGATGTGAGCTCCAAAGGGTTGCCTAGACGATTCGCTAGATGAACCGGACGCGCGCCTATCGGCTTGCAGACGCCTACCATCCGGTTTATCTAACGGGCTCCAGAGATGGACTAGAGCCAGTCAGCATGAGTTGCGCTAGTGGAATGCTTTAGGAAACGTAAAGGTACGGGCGCGCTTCAATAGCCCTGCCATCCTGATACCAGCCCACGAAGCATTCGCGCTTCTCAGACCACATGAGGCGGCCCTTAAGGTGGCGCTCCATCTCAGCGTAGGGCAGCGAGTGGTATCCAATTGAGAACCGCTCGTTCTCCGCGACTTCCTCTCCGCTTGCGTAGGAGACATTCCAGCCCAGCACCCAGTCTAGGAACCCAGCATCAGCCAGTGAATCAATCTTGAACAGACGAACGCGCCCATAGTTTCCCCGCACATCTCCACCCTGATGCACTTCGATTGCCACGTAGCAGTCCCGCTCCCAGCACCAATCCCCGTGACCATCCGCAGGGTAAAACACCTGCCACTGAAACTGAGACGAAAAGTCGTTCTCGTTGTTGTAGGTGTTGTCCACACCAGTGCACTTGTATTCCTGGCCCTCTTCGAGCTCGATTGCTTCTTTGATTTCGTCTTCACACTGCATCAGCCACTTCTGACTGAGGAGCTCTTCCAACTCGCCACCTTCCAGCACTTCAGAGCCCAAGACAGCCGACAGCCACTCCTCAGTGTCAATCGCCGTGCACTCAGGGAAACTATGGTCAAACTGGATCAGGTTGTTCGTGGTCATTTTCGATACTCCTCTATCAGTGGTTGCTAACGTAGAACAGAGCGGGCACTGCTGCGTCCTGTAGAGCCCTAATGGCATCTTCGAGGGTATCGAAGGCCAGTATTATCTTGCCGGACATCTTGTGAATCAGTTTGTACATGACATCGGTTCCTTTAGTGGATGACTGTAGTGTGACTGAAGGTGGACTACAGGTCAACAGCTATTATCCGTTTGGTCCTCTTACGGTGCGGAAGGCCCATGATTACCGATACACCCCAGAGATAAGGTCACATGCAGCTGCTCTGATGTGTTGCGAGTGTTGCCCTTTGGAGTTACTGAAGAGGAGCAGGAGGAGCGTTTGTGCTGTCTGGGACATGTTCAATCCTTACTGAATGTTCAATTGCTTGCGCAGTGCTGCCAGTTCACGCTCCTGAGCAGACTTACGCGGGAACAGCACCGTAACCAGACCAAACAACGAAGCACCGAGGAACGAACCGAAGAGGATGAACGAGAACACATAGAGTGCGATGGTGTTGGCTTCTGCGTAGGTCATGGTGTTTGCTCCGGGTTCGTTATGTTGTTTGCTGCGTTGGATTGAACTTTAAGCGTTCCACATGAGCATGTCAACACCTAATCGCAAGAAAATTGCAAAAGGAACAGATGAGCCTACAGCAGGCTATCTATAGGGTGCAGCTACATGGGTAGCAGGTGAGGGCGAGGAAGGCGCTGTAGGGGCTCTGGTGAGGTCGTAGAGTGGTCTAGAGATGGACTAGAGGTGTCGAAATGGGCAAAACAAACAGGTGATCCCACACACATGCACAAACATCGCAGTCAGAACGCTGCATCATAACCAAAAGGCATATAGAGCGAAAAAAGGGGAGACAGTCCGGTGCTCTGGACCATCTCCCCTATGGGCGATGCGTGGTGAATCTACTGTGAATCTACAGCAAGGGGATTATCAATCCTCCGCCAGCCCAATGGAATCAATGACTTAGCCCAGGGTGTGGCTAAGGATGTGACCAAAGGGAGCTCGATGTGTGCCCAGGGTGTGCCTGGAGGCCAGCTAGAGAGGGCGAGGGATACCGGTACTGTGCCTGGGTTTCGAGGGGTGCACGGGGGGTTCTGCGGCCCTGACCTTATCAGATACCCTCTCAGATTTTTCCCCAGAACATTTCAAGGGTCCCTATTGGAATCCTCCTACGATACCTGTAGACTGCCTGTAATCTATCAGCAGGGTGCCTTGGAGGGTACATGTTCGGGTTCACCAGAAGAGCGCCTATAGAGCGCCAGCAAGACACCACAGTAGTGAGCAACGCCAAGAGGGCCTGCACTGCCTGTGGGGGTATCGTGTCCCTGCAACACCTGAGGTGTGAGAAGTGCGGGACCTACCACAAGAAGCACTGGAGTGAACTGGATGGAATCACTGCAAGGCTCTTATGTGACACTAGCGACCTACCCTGAGGGGATGCCTCTAAGGGGAGGGGATGAGTGGGTGCAGTGTGTAGGGAGAATCCTAAGCCAATTTCAAGGCCATCTTAAGGGTATCTATAGTCTATCTATAGAGTATCTTAAGAGTATCTATAGGGGGATATTCATCCCTCCTGCGAGAGGTGGGTTATAGACTCCATTTCCCTCGCTCTCGCAGACCCCGTAAGGGATTCCGGTGGTCACCAGTTGTCGGCCCAGTTGTCCTCTGGAGGGGCCATTCCGAGCACATGGTCAGAGAACTTCTGGAGCTCCAAGCGGAGCATCTCTGAGCGGTGGTCATCCAGCACCTTCTGGGTGTCCTTGTCCATCTGTTCCACCCAGTAAGCCACCGCCATCGCCAGTGCATCAAGGCGGTCATCCTTGGCCAGTGCTCCGCGCTCCTTGGTTACCCGAGTCATCTGGTAGAAGAGCTGGTAGTTGGTCCAGGATTCCAGCGGGTACTCGTTGTAGTTCTCCTGGTCCCGCTTGATGAGCTTGGTGTCCACCACGAGCCTGTGCTGGTTCAGTACGGGCTCTAGGGTGTCAATGATGCGCTTCTCCTTCTGCTGGCTGCTGCGAATCTCCTCAAGGGTGCAGGGATAGGTGCGGACCAGGAAGGGTGTGAACAGCTTAGAATACATCCCATCACCGAAATTCGACTCGATGATGACCTGCTTGGCCTTGTACTTCTTGGCTGTGTCAGCGAGCTTCTGGAGCGTAGCGTCCTCATAGCCCCCCTTGAAGCCCCCAGCGTCCAACAGGTAGAGCTGCCCGTTGAGCATGGCCACTACCGCATAGCTGGTCTCATCACCGCCACGGCCCGAGGGGTCAATGGCCATGACACAGCCCTGATACTCAGCAAACTCACCAGACACGAATAGAGGCCGATAGAGCCTGTCTCCCTGCAGCCCCACTGCCTGTACATCCTTGAGCAGTTGATCCGGTCCTGAGGCCCATACGAGCTTCACAGGGGCCATCTCGGGGTTCAAGTCCAGCACCATCAGGTCAGCCAGCTTCAGCGGGTACTTGTTCTCGTCACTGAGCGAGGTATCCAGCATGAACTGCATGGCGAACCCTGAGCGGCCATAGGATGCCTCACGCTCAAACAGGTCGAGGTCATGGAACCGTGAGGGTTCTGTAGGGGCACCACGGCCACCGCAGTCACTCGCCAGCTTCGGATTCTTGGCAAGCTGCTTGGTGATGAAGGGGGCCACTCGTTGGCCGTAGGAGGCCATGAGCTTGTCACTGGGGAACCGTGCGGGCCAGATGCGGATTTCATAGCCCCGCTCGGTCAGCAGGTTGTAGAGGGATAGTTCAGTCTGCGGAGTACCGAGGTAGGTGATTTCCCCGTTGGGAACCAGCACTGCATCAAACTCCTTGACCGACTCGCTCAGCTTGTCCCGCTGCGCTTGGGTCATCGAGTTGCTCGGCACTTCCACGTCATCGGCCACGATACGAGTAGCACGGCCACCCGTAAGCTGCCCAGTGATACCCACGCTTCGTACCGAGGGTGCTTGGTGGGCAGAGCTAGGGCCAACGTCAAAGGCGATGATGGAGTCCCGCTGGCCCTCTCGTGGCTTCAAGTGGTGCAGCAGCGGCATCTCATCAATGAGCCGCTTAACGAAGGTGGAGAAGGCATCAGCCCGTGCCTTCGATGCGGAGACCACCAGGATGCGTTCTTCAGGGTCCCGATAGAGCAACCAGATGACATAGGCTGCAGTCAGCCAGCTCTTGCCGATTCCCCGGAAGGCTTCCACGATGCGGCGCTTGGGGCCATGCTGGAGGTAGTCTGCGATGTCATACTGGACTGGCGTGGGGGCTGGGAGGTTCAAGTGCTGCCAGATAACGAAGACCATGTTGCGGAGGTCAGCAGCGATAGGGTCTTTTACAGGAGATGCCATAGGGCTCGCGTATAGGCCGCACACGCCGCTCCTAGGGTTCCACTAGGGGATGCGTATGGGTAAGGGATGGGAGCCCCGTAGAGGGGCTGTATTGCGGTCTTATCGTGTTGCTACTTGTGGCTCATCGTCTTCGCCCTGGCCCCCAACGAAACCTGGAAATGGAAGGACAGAGGCGAGGGACTGGAGGGGCTTGTTGGCTTCAGGGAGGGCTTCGATGCCGTTGTCCTTGAGGAAGCTCTTGGCTACGTTAGCGAGGGCTGCGAGGCCCTTCAGGTCTTCCGGGTCGGTCTTGCCCTTGAATGCCTTAATGGCCCCCGTAAGGGTCTCTGCGATGAGCCCGTGGAGTTCGTTGAGGGAGTCCTTGGATGCTTGGCTCATTGCTTTGCCTCCGCACCCATGCCGAGCTTCGAGCGCACGAGGTCTTCGAGGAAGTGAGTTCCAAAGATGGCCAGTGCAGCGGATACCCCGCAGACAGCTTCAGTGGGGAGATTGGGGAACAGAGCGACAGCAGCGGAGGCCACCATGCTCAGGCCAGAGCCGACAATGACGCGGCCAGCCACGCGCTTGACGTTCATCGGCTCACCGTCAGAGAGCAGCTTGCCGATGGTGATGGCTGCTCCGATGCCGGCCAGTGTGAGGAGGGTTTTGGTGTGTTCTGCAAGTTGCATGAGGTTGCGCGCTAAAGAGAGGGAGATGGCCCCAGTAGAGAACCTACCGGGGCGCTGAGGTGTTGCTTAGTTGCCGATGGCTTCCCAAGCTACTTGGTAGTTGAGACCTGCGCTACCGCCCTGAACGTAGAAGACCAACTGGGACTTCGTGGAGTTGGCGAGGTCTACGGTAACCGGGAGGTTGTTGCCAGAGCCCGCGAAGCTATTCTGAGCAAAGGCAACCAAGAGTGCGGACTTGAACGCTACGGGGAAGTTGACATACCCGCGCCCGCCAGCGTCCAGCGTGGTGGAGGTGACACCCCACTTACGCTCTACGCCTGTGTTCGAGCGCTCCCCACCGCTGACCCCGATGGAGGCGTAGGCCAGCCTGTTGGAGCTCTGACCGCTGGAGTCCTGCACGGCGGTGCCCACGTTGGCCATCGAGTTCGTGTTGGTGAACGTCACGTTGTTTGCGCCCGAGAACAGCACCAGACCGCCTTCCAAGTTGGAGAACGAGTTGGCGTCAATGAGCGTCTGCGAGTCCAGCAGGTTCGGGTTGGTCTGGAATACGATACCGTTACGGGAAGTGGCGTGGCTCGTGGTGAATCCCGTAAAGACATTCCCGCGAATCATGTTGGTGGAGTTCAGGCCGTGAGGGGTATCGTTCATCAGCAGCGATACGCCAATCCAGCTTGCCACCGTAACGCCCGTGTCGTATGCGTAGAAGATGTTGTCTGTGATGTCAATCCACAGCATATTCTGCAGCGAGATGCACTTCGTAACGCAGTTGAAGTTACACCCAGATGCGCGCACGTAGAGGTGAGAGGTGACCGAGGCCACGTTAAGCCCAACGTTATTCGCCACGAGAAGGCATTCCGTCAGCGTAAGCCCCTCGAAGCCAGCGTTGGCTCCCTCGCCAATCCCATACACTGCGTTGTCGCAGAAGTAGATGGCAGCTTGGTCAATGTACCAGTCCCCAGCCTGTGAGTCCGTATCGCACTTGAGGCCGAAAGAACCCGCCGTGAACCCACCAGCGCCAGTGTTGGAGTTCGTGATTCGCAGCCGCGCGGTCTTGAACGTGGTGGCGTTGAACAGGTTGATACCGCCCATGAAGCCCTTGGCCAGCGAGGTGCCGCACACTTCCACGTCAGTGAGCTGAACGCCCCGTGCTGTGCTCCCGTTGCCACCTGAGGGGAATCGAATGTCCAGCAGGGCAGTGCTCGTGTTCAGCGTATCGTCCGACTGAAGCGAGATACCTGCGATGAACACTTGGTTACCGGGGCCGGTAATGATGGGGCCGCTATTGATTCTAAGGTTGGAGTTCCCACTGAACACTAGGCGGGTGGCAGACATCCCATGACCTTGGATAGCAACCATGCCTGATGCCACAAGCTGGCCGGTGATCTTGTAGGTGCCTGCGGGAAACAGCAGGGCCTTCCAACTGTTACAGGCGTTGAGGGCTGCCTGAACTGCCGCAGTGTCGTCCGTGACCCCATCGCCCGTGGCTCCGAAGTCCGTTACGTGGAGGGTGTCCCGGAAGCGAGCCTGAATGGACCGAGCGATGGCCCCCACCCCAGAGTTCGTGAAGCCAGTGAACACTTGGGTAACCCACGAGGCAATCTTCGTGAGGGTGGTCTGGAGGAGGGTCCCAGCGCCCCGCGTAACAGGGAAGAACTCGAAACCACCGAGGGTCCCTGCATCCAGCGCTGAGGCCGTCTGGAGGGCAGCCACCGCATTCGAGGCCGAGTTAGGGATGGAGTCCAGATACCGCTTGTTAACCAAGTCCAGCGGCTCGGAAGGGTCAGCGAAGTTGGTCCCCCTGCGGCCTTGACCATCCCAATTGAGGAAGCCATCGGGCCGGAGCGTATCGGCCAGGGTGTCTGCCGTCTCCTGGTCCACGTAAATCTGCTGCGTGTCCCCGAGGTTCAGATCATCGGCGGTTACCGTGGAGCCGTCCTGGAAGGTAACCATCAGGGCACCCTTAGGCGTATTGCGGCGCCGCTCCACGATGCCCGCGCCAACTGCGGGGGCCACGTTGAGGCTGATGCTTTGTGAGTTGATCCACGTGTAGTCCACCCCCTTGGTTAGCAGCGTGGTTCCTACGCGTACCTCAACGTGGTCCTGGGAGATGTAGGGGAATGAAATACTGTAAATCTTAGTGGAACCATCCGGTGTAGATTGGTCTCGTGCGTACATTGCGTACCTTATAGCTTGGAGGTATTGAGGGGTGTCAGGCGCGGGGCTGAATGAGCCACTTGGCAAGCTGAGGGTTGTCTTGAAGGACCGCGTAGAGTCCTGTTGCTGCGGAGCGCACGAACTGCTCCTCCACATCGGGAGGAAGGAGCACGGCCATCTGAAAGAGAATCGCGTGGAGAATCTCGTGGAGGACCGTATCGGCTTCTTCGCTGGCCGGTAGGTCCACTTGGATGTCTATACGTTGCCTACCGGGCCAGTGCAGGCCGTAGGCGTTCTGCATCTCGTCCGTTGGTTTGTAGTTGATGCTGTGGGTTTTCCCCAGAACACGAACGCTCTGGGGTCTTGCTTCCTTCTTAACTGCCACCTTAGTTAGTCGGGTGCGGTTTGTACTTCGGGAAGTGGCTGCCGATCATATCGTTCACGTTGCGCATGATGTACAGGTTGCCGCCAGGGACAGCCCCAAGTGCATCGCGCATCTCCTTCTCGGTGATAGTGTTGGTGCTGAAGGGGTTAATAGTGCTGCCCACGACTTGCCCCAAGGTAGCCAACCGCGCACCTTCGATCATCGAGGGGGTCAGGAAGATGTTCCGGTTGTCCGTGTTGGCGGTGCCGTTAGCGAAGAGCGACTGCCCCCCGCTGAGCGGTTGATACGCGGTGTCCATCACTTGCGGGAGGATGCCGAGCACGGCCATGCGACTCACAGCGCCCAAGGCGATGGCCGAGGGGGAGAGCCGCTGGGCCAGCTTATCGGGGTCGTGGGAGTAGTTGATGGAGTTCTGCAGGGAATACTCAAGAGCAGCGCCCACGAACGAGTACATCCATTGGACAGCCGTGGTTGAGTCTCGGTAGTGGATGCCCTTGAGGAACTGCTTGGCATGGCCCACCAGCACGAACGTCTTGAGCTCAGAGAAAATCTTGCCCACGGTGGTGTGCATGAACGGGATGGTCTCGCCCAAGTCGTGATCCTGAATAGCATCACGCACCTCACGAGACAGCAGCAGTTGGAACTTGCTGTAAGTCTCGGGGGCCTCACGGCTCCACTTCTCGTAGTCCACGTTGTCCACCTTGTTGCCGTCCATCGTGGTGTACTTCTTGAGTGCCGCGTGGACATCAGGCTGGTCATCCGTGCCCACACCGTTGTGCGTCATACGCTCACGCTGCTTCGCAGTCATCTCCTTGTGCCCTACGGCGAAGTCGATGTGCTTCTGAATGACCATCCGAGCGGACATCATGCGGGTGGCTGAGGTGGCTGCTGAGTTGCCCGAGAGGTGGTCTACTGCGTGGGAGAGCTTGCCCGAGAAGTTCTCGAAGCCCGTGAGCCCGCGATCATAGGAGTAGTCCGTAATCTCGTGCTGACGTGCATAGGCAGACACATGCTCCAGACCGTGGCCCGTGAGGTGATGAATGGCTGCCTCAAGGCCCCCAGGTGCAGCATGGCCAGCCTGTAAGCTGCGGATGATCTTGGAGAACGTGGGGACATGGAGCATGAAGGCGCGCATCGAGGTGAGGCCAATGGCGTTCTTCATTTCCAGCGCAGCAGGGATACCCAACTGCCCCAGCATGACGGAGCGCGTCCAGGCACGCATGGCACCCAGAACGCGGTCAGCCCGGTTGAAACTCTGGGTGGACATAGGGCGGCCAGTGATGTTGTCGTAGACATCCTGCATCATCTGCTTCACCCGGTTGTATTTGCCAGAGCCGGAAGTCATCGCGTTTTCCGTGTGGAACTGCTCAGCCTCACGCATCTTCGCCATGAACTGAGCGCGGGATTTGATGCCGACCTCAGCGAGAGCCAAGTGACCGCCCATAGAGTTCATGTAGCGGCCAGCGAGGAGCCGTGAGTCATTCTCAAAGAGGTCCGAGATGCGGAACACTGAGCCATCCTTCATGTGCTCTGCGTGGTTCTCGTTGAGCGCCAAGCGAGCCTTGAGGGGCCCCGCCTGTCCAGCATCGAGGTCCTTACTGCCCCTACGGTCAAACATCAGGTCAACCAGCGAGTTAATCTCGTGGTCCTTAAGGCCAGAGTTGGAGAGCTCCTCCCGGAGTGTCACCATGTCCTTGGCGTAGAGGTGGATGTCCTGCATGGCATGGCTGAACTCCAGCTTCATCACGGCATCCATGAAGCCCTTAGCCTTGGCCGTAGCGGCATCTCCAGTTACCCCTTCGAGCTTGATAGCGCGGCCAATGACCTCATACATCTGGTCCTTGTACTTGGCGAACGCTTCACGGATGTTGTCCTGCTTCCATACCCGGTTCACGTACTGGGGGTTATCCGGGATGTGCTCAGCGCCTTCCACCCCAGCAGCTTCCATCTTCCGGCGCATCTCAGTGTAGAAGTCCTTCTGAGCCTTGGCCCCGCGTTCAAGCTGTGCAGCAATGTCGGGGTTCGCCTTGAGTACGTCAGTGTCCCCACGGGCTACCCTGGAGATGTCCGAGTAGAACTGGTCCACAGCAGCGCGCTTCTTGAAGAAGTTCATCCCACGGACCTTAGCGGCCTCATCGAATGCCCTACGAGCTTCCAGGTGGAAACCGCCTTCGAGGGTTCTGCGGTACTGTGACTTGAGCTCTGAGGCGGTCCATCCCTGTGCTTCGTGGGCATCGTTGCCGATGGCATCCTTGACCAGCTTGTTCCCGAGGAAGCGGAACACGGGATTCTCAGACTGGTTGAAGTGGGTGTAGAAGTCCCAGCGGATTGGGACCTTTCCCAAGTGGGTGAGGGCTGTGGGCTGGTCCGCAAGGGAGGCAAGGCGCTCGTTAGGGTCCGCACGGGCTGCACCTACGGAGTCCGCCATGCCGAACACTGAGCGGTCTGCGGTGTTCTCATAGGCTGGTGCCTCAGAAAGCGGGGTGGTGGCCTTAGCTTCACGCCCATCCCGGAATGCGCGCAGTGCCATCGCATCAGGAGAGACTGTTCCCAGTTTCTCCCCGCCCTCAATGACAGCGCCATGCTGCTCCGCGAGGTCATACAGGTAGGTCCCGATGCCCCTGCGTCTGTAGTCCTTCCGCACCTCTGAATCTAGGGCACGGTCGTTGGGGGAGAACTGAACGTGCCCGATTTCCTCGCCAGCTTGGTTTTTGGCCACAAACTCCGCAGGGTCCATCTCACCGGGGGTATAGCCAGGCGCTACCGCCCCAGAGCCCTTGACTGGCCTCTTTTCAATGGTGATGACCTCACCGCCTTTGATAGTGAACGGATGTGAGTCGCCGTTTACCATCATAGGAAGTTCCCGAGGAGCCCCGCTGGAATCGCCACCATCAGGGCTCTGTGAATCAGCAGCGGGAGCCTCATGTGTCTGCTCAGCGCGCCCCGCCTCCACATCCATAGCCTTCTTTAGGTTCTCCGTGTAGGCGTGCAGATTGGCTTCCTCATGGGGCTCCAGCGGTTCCCCTGCTTGCTGCTTGCGGAGGGACTCGATGGCGTTAGCCTCCTGCATAGCCGTCTGGGATACCTTGGCCTGCTCGTGAGCGTGGAGACCAACGAAGGGGGCAGCGAAGGCCATCGAGGTGAGCCCTGCGGTGAGGACCCCCATCTTGTCATCTTCGAAGTTGTAGTTCTGCCGGAGCTTCTCAGTGCCAGCCCCGAGGATGCCTGCAGTTCCCAAGCCGGTAGCGATGGAGCGAGCACGGGAAACCGTAGCGGCAACCTCAGCCCCCCGAGCGAGGAGTGAAGTGCCACCTGATGCGGCCATTGCCACGAGGTTGATGGGGTCCACAATGCCGAACGCCATGCCTGCAGCGAATCGGCCTACGTTGCCCTTAGTGCCCAACGTGGAGAGGTCTTGGAGGTCCTTCTGCTTCTGAAGGATGTTCTGCTTGATCCACGCTGCCTGCCCTGCGGAGGTGGCTTGGGAGAACGCACCTTGGAACTCAGGCCACACCCCGTCATTCAGGTCCTTAGTTACGGACTCGTCATAGGGGTTGTAGGTCGGGTCTGGTGCAAGTTGAGCACCAGCGTAGTGGTCAATGAGGCCGGGAATCCACGAGTCCTGACGCCACATGGACCCCAGATAGTCCTTCGAGGTGAGCCCGTAGGATGCCTCTTGCTTCTGGGTGTCCTGCGTTACTGCATCAACCGGGGGGGCTGTCTGCTGGGTAACTGGTGCCGCAGCGGGCGAGGTGTCTACGAGTTGCGAATTGTCCGCGATTGCAGACTGAAGCTGTGGTGTAGGCATTCGCCCTGTCCTTTGGTTAAGTTACTGTGCGGTACGGCTCGCCTCCAAGAGGCCCTGACTCCATGCGGAGGTTCCGTTGATTGCGAGGTTGCGCAGCTTGTTACGCCGCTGGTCTTCCTGACGATTCCCGTTCTTGTCCGAGTAGGTCACCTTGAGTGCCTCTTGGAACCCAGGGAGGTCCTTGTTGGCCAGTGCGCTGATTGCCTTCTTGAACTGAGCGACATCGCCCACTTGGTACGCTACGTCTGCGAGTGCTGCCTTCTGACCTGCGGAGACCATCGTCCACAGCCCCGGATGCGCAGCCTCAACGGCTTCCTTGGCTCGCTGCTCATAGCGCGGTGCGGTGACCTCCAGGAGTCGTGCTGCCTGCTCGGGGGTAATCTGCACCTTGCCCGACTTGATCCCTTCGAGCGAACTCATGGGAATCTGAGCACGCCTGAAGTCTTCAGAGATGTTGTCTGCGTTGGCGTTCAAGTTATAGCCGTAGCCGATGTTCAGGCCCGCCTTCGGGTTCGGGTCGGGAGATGCCTTGAGAACCAAGCCCTCACCCATAGCGATGACGGATGCGGTCATGTTCCCTGAGCCAAGGAATTGGTCAGCCTGCTTAACCTGCATCGCGCTGCCCTGCCCAGTGAGGCGGGAGCCGTTCAGGCCCGAGAAGTCCGACTTGTCATTGAAGAACCATCCGTTACCCAGCTTGGGGTCCGCAGGGAGATTGAAGGCGTTACTGAGAGCGCCGTCAAAGGTCTTCTTCTGCACGTCCTTAATCTTGCCCAGCACGGAGTCATTCACGAGACCCAAGCTGCGGGCCTTAGCGAGCACCGTGGAGTTGTCGATGAGGTCTTGGGATGTGGCAGTGCCCTTGTTCAGCTTGTCCGTCAGGGCAGCCATGCCAGCC